CTTTCTGCCAAATAATTCCTCAAGGCTGCTATCAAAATCTTGTTCGGAAGTCTTGAATGTATTTTCTCTTGCATTTCTAACCTGGTCTACGGCTTCCGGATTCCAGAACATTGCATTATGCTCAGCAATTTCTCTTAATAGTTCAAAGTGTTCCTGTTCATCCAAAGCGTGTTGCATTTGATACCAAACAAATTGAACATCATTTATTTGCTCAAACATTTTATCATTAACAGGTACTTTGAATAATTTACACAGTCGCCATCGCAATCTGTGCAACGGCGACTCAGCTAGTTTTTTACTTGCTCTGCATCAAACTGCGCATCGCAGCGCTCGGTCAGTGACGTATGACATTCAAGTAGCTTATTAATTACTGGAGCTTGCATAGAGGATATAATATTGCATCTAAGTGTAATTACATCAGCGCCTTGTGGAATATGTTCCGCAGGATAAAATTTTTCCAATGGCTTGCCATTTACCGATTGAATAGCAAGTGCGAGCAATCTTGTATTAAATGCAAATAGATTTTCTGCTGTAGGAGTGTCAGTAAGCATTCTGGCAAGTTCCATTCTTTCAGTTGCATTAAGACTTCGCAGTACAAAAGTAAGCTTACCAATTGTTACCTCTTCTTTAATACACCCAAGCTCGATAAGAGCCTCTAGATCATCCTGTGGCATAACTTTTTTTTCAGCCTGTTCAGGCTGGTCGTTACTCACAGAACCAAAAGTCTTATGCTTTAGTTCCATAATACACCTCGTTTAACTTGTTGTGAAATATTAACGAATAAAAATTTGTGTGGGATGGGCACTTTCTTCTCCACGAAGGAAGGTTAAAAGCTGGGGCAGCCTAGATGCTGCCCCAGCGATAGACTTATTCAAATGCTTGATTAATGAGGTCGGATACGTCCATCGTACCTCTAAATCCACCACCGCCCCCGGTTCCACCAGAGCCACGGTCAGTGGCACGTTCACGCTCATTAACCTCGTAATTGATACCGCGCGAACCACCCTGAACAGCATTAGCCTCGGAGGATCCAAGCGTAGTAATTACATCTTCACAAACAATTGTCGCACTTTCTTGAATGATGTAATTATCTGCTCTATAGGCTGGAGAGTATCGGCTGAACCAACAATTAACCAATTTGTGGTTAACAGCGCCGTCCGTCTCGCCATTAGTGCGGTCAATAATTAGAATATCAAACGGTAATACTTGCGCCTTGATGTTGATAAAACCTCTAGCAAAAGATTCTGGTAATCTTAGACGGTCAAAAACAATTCGCTCTACAGTTACTTCATACTGTGTAGCTTGATTGGGAACCGCTTCGAGTATACCATCAAGACCAAGTTCTCGCACACGTTCAATATTTCTAGTCTGGTTAATGGTAAGGTTTTGAATAGCACCAACCGTTTCCGTGCCTACTTTAATAACTATCTGAGTAGACAGACCAGTGTGAATTTTTGAAGTAAGTGTGCTCCCTGAAGTTGGGTAAGTCGCCATGTTACAAATCCTCCAAAGGACATTTATGTTTGTTCTGAAAATCCAGCAGAATCAAATCTGCCACGAATACCGAATGCATCGGTGTTTCTTTCAATACTATCACGTTCATATCTAATACCACGAAGTCCGCCCCAAACAGCACTCTGCGTACCTCTTACAGATGTGATATATTCACATACAATACTAGCATTTTCTGTAATTAGAAAATTATTTGCATCATACGGCACGCTATAAGATTTAAACCAACAATTGTGACATGTATGAGTTAAAATACTATCAAAATTCGTAGCATCACTTTTATTAATTATTTCAATATCAAACGGCATTCTTTGCGCCTGTAAGTTAATAAATCCTCTAGAAAAAGCTTCAGTAATGCGCAGGCCATCAAAAACTATTCGCTGCACAGATATTTCTACTTTTGCTGCACCTTTAGGTGCAATTTCTACAACGCCACTGGTGCCGATTTCTTCCCAAACATTCATCTCTCGGTTCTGATTAATGGTAAGCTGTTGTATTGCGCCCACCGTATTCACACCCACTTTGACTGTTATTTGGGTGCTCAAACCAGCATGTATCGATGGCGTTATAATGCTTCCGCTAGGAGGATATACCATTTACCTCACCTATTAAAATAGTCCGACGCTGATATCGATGAAGATCCAAGTGACTGGGTAATTTGGCTGAATTTCTACGACAATATTCCACTGCCTTGGTTCTACATCATCTCGTTTGATTGAAAGGTTGCGGTACTTTGTAATCAAGTTCTGTGATACGAAGGCATTAAGTAATCCCAATGCTCTTGCTGTAAGCGAAGGAATAAGAGTTGGATCTTCTGGCTGTCCAATGAATGCCTTAAAGCTTTCGCGCATAGTACGAGCAACATGATCTCTAATGAATACAATGGAGATTTCTTCTTCTTCAGGATATCCACTATTGGTAGTTGTCTTACCATGTAGAACCTTGCCGCCGCCAGTTACGGGCTGTACAACAGTAATACCAGCGTTGCCAAGCTGATCAAGAATGGTCTGCTTAAATACCTTGTTGTTTAGAATCGTAAATCCAACTAGGGTCTTGAACGTTAATGGCTGTGCGATATTTGGCTCGCCTGCAAGCCAACCGCCTGCGGCTGCCGCCATGTAATATCCTGGAAGCGTTGTTCGAGTGCCGCTTATTACTCTTACGATCTCATCTGGGTAGAAGTATACCACCCTAAAAGTAGTACCAAAGTTGTGTTCCACTCCATAGTTTGCCAGATCTTCAATATTGCCATCAAGGATTTCTTCTGGGTCATCTCCCTGAATTCCTTCAAGAACACCAATGTCTTCTACGGCTGCAAGTGTAGTGCCAAGTACATTAGCAGGTAGCAAACCAGCCTGGGCACCAGTTAGCAGTACGCGCTCTCTCTTATAATAAGTAGTAGACATTCTATCTACGTGTACTCTAAATGCTTGCTGTATTGCCGAGAAAGTTTGAGTTGGCAGAGGAACTAGAACTTGACATTCCTGTGTTTCAAGAACTTCTAGCACATCAGCCCATCCGGCATCAAAGAAATCAGCGTCTCTTTGATCAATATAGGTTACTCTGAGTCCCTTGTATCGAGCTAGTGCCAAATCTGTAGTAAATAAAATTCTTTGAGACATGGCAGCATCGCTGGTATCAGCTGGCAACAGTTGCCATCTAAGATCACCCTCTCTTACAAAGGTGCCGGATACTCTGCTTACTATGCAGGCGTTTTGACTAGTAATTGATGTAATAGTAAAACGACCAAGATTAGCAGTAGCTGTGTTGCTAAAATCAAGAATTTTGCCTACTGACGTACTGTCAAGACTGATGTTATTGCTATAAAACCTTGCAGTTTGGCCAGTTCCAATTGGAGTAAGATAACCATCATCGGAGGATTGTTCTACCTTAAGGTCACTAACAACAGTATAACTATAAGAATATCCACTGCTACTAGGATTCATAAACTTATCCATTAACAGTGTGCTGGCAGGATTTCTCTCATATGCAGAGAACCAATCGGTAATATCCGGATCATAAAAATCAACCTTGTTAGGGAAAATTTGAGTTTCCGTGCCGTCTTCATTTTGAATAAAGAAATGCACTGCTGTATCAGTGTCTGGTTTGCCAGGAGCAGTAATTGCAAAAATAAGATCCTCTTCCGTAGCATTACCAGTTGCCCCAGGATCTCCAGTAATAGTATCTCTAGGAGGTAATACAATATCAGAAGTTCTGCGTGGTAGAGGTGGTTTTGCCTGAATTGCAAGAACACTTGGCGCCCCATTCTCATATGCCATTTGGGCACCCAAGGACAATGTGTTAGTTGTGCTTGGCGAACCATGCTTGGCAAAAAGCTTTTGTGGATCATCAAATGTTTCTGGGTCATTCAAATCAAGTTCTGCAATATATCTCGCTTCTAGCTCATCCCCCTCTTGCAAAACCCTACTAGCAATTTCAATAGTAAATCTGTCGCCCGTCTCAAAAGCTGTTCCTGTTGGGTTATAAATAGCAAAAGATAGAATACTATTGCTGGTAGTGGTGCCGTCGCTTCGCCATAG